TAAAATTGTTTGTATCACCAGCTGCCACTCCATCACTGACCAGTGAAGCATATTCATTATCGATCTCCTTTGCTATATCTTTTAAGAAATTCATGGGCTCTTTTTAAATAATTTAGTAATGTAATTAGAACGCTTCATGGCTCTTTCAAACCATTCTGCTTCATCTTTATCAAAGAATTCTTTTTCTGTTGGATTTTCTCCAGCACTAAAAGCCTTCTTGTATTCTACAATGTATGTGGTCATCCGAATAGAAACTCCAAGCTAGCAACTTTTTCTGGCTTCCATCCAATCTTCTCCATTATCACCCTAATAGGCTCAAGAAAACTCTTCCCGAATTGTACATCATAATCAATGTAATTGTCAAGTGCAAATTCTTTGGGAAGAGTCTGTAAATATGATATCACATTTTCTCCGATCCTGTTTGGAGTTTTAAGATAAATGAATTTAATCTTTTCACCGTCTTGGATCAAAGGATACTTATGTGTCAACTTATTCTTCTTGTTATAATGGTTATACAATAAAGCACCACGCACATGAATGGGTGTGCCTTTGCTGTAAATACTGGATGGGTTTGCCCACTTATTTAGATTATTACAACCTCTAGGAAATGAAATATCTTCGATGGGTAATCTCTGGAACTCATCTTTAAATTCTGCAATAAACTTTTGTGATGCTTCTTCATCTTCATTCATAATAACTTTCAAACACTCCTTAATCTTGTCCCTACAAGCACCAGGTGTAGAAGATTTAACTGCTTCTATACCCATGACCTTTAGTTTAGGTTCAGCATACTGAACACCTTCACTGTTCCATACATTAAGAATGTATCTTTTCTTTGCAGTCCATATACCTTTGTTAGCGATATTCTCTCGCTTCATGAACATTTTTTGTTCGTACGCTGAAACGTACTTGGCCAACGCTTCATAAGAACTTTCAATATAAGGCTCAAGTTTAGTTTGACACACCTTGTCAAGGAACCTGACAACGCTCTCATCAGTTTTCTCTCTCCCCTCGTATACACTTTGTACCAAAGGACCAAGATTAAGGTAGATACTATCAGTATCACTAGCAATAACATAATCAACCTCCTCGGTTTTTAATATAGTATTCAAATAAGAATTCATCTTCTCTTCTATCCATCGGATAGAAACTTGCCCAGACAAAGTAATTGCCTCGGCATTTGCTAGATTATAATATCTAAAGTATTGATTACCAATAGCACCATAAGCACTGTTCAATTGTATCTTACGTGCCATCTGGATATTATTAAACTTTGAAATATCAGCAACTAACTTACTAGATGGATTCTTTTCGTTTTCTTGCTTGGCAAAAAGCATCTTCTTCTTATAGATCGTACGTTCATCGTAGATCTCTGGTAGGAATCCTCTTATATCTTTACGATACTGTGCACCATTAGCACATGTAGCAAACTTACCACTAAATTCAATCTCTTGATTTAGAATCCGTTCAACGCTCGAGCTGGGATGTCTAGCCTCCCAGAGGGTCTCTGGACTGATATTGTATTGCATAATAAGATGAGGATACAAGCTATTAAGGTCAAAAGAGACCACCCAATCATAGCGTCCTGGTTTCGGTTCCTTGACATATGCTCCTGCGTATTTTTCGTCTTTTTTTGCACCCTTTTTAGGAGGTACAACAATATTTCTATCGGTCAGGTAATTATATATCATCGTATCCCACATGCGTACCTGACTATACACATCTTCAAAGTTTGCCTTCGCATCATATGCCATAGTAATGGCAAGCTCAAGCAACTTCATCTTGTCTTCTAGTCTATCGATAAGTTCAACGTCTTGGATGTTGTATTCAATAAACTTTTGCCAATCTCTTGTATAGAAATCTTTAAAGTTTTCATATTCACTATGATCTACCTTTCTTTGTCCGAGTTCAACAAAGGCGATGTGATCAAGTCTATAAGATTCTTGGTTAGTGTATGTAAATTTACGATATAGATCGAGGTAATCAAGGATATTGACACCAGAGATATCATAAGCATAATTTTTACGTCCTTGGACATAGACTTCCCTCTCATTGGCACGGTTCCATGGTGACAAACTCTTCATCCATTTCTCACCAAGGACTCTGTTTACACGTCTAGCAATGTATGGTACATCATACAGATTGACATTCCAACCTGTAAGAATATCAGGAGTATTTTGTGTCCACCACTCCAAGAAGTTCATAAGCATCTCCCTCTCATTCCAGAAGATAAATGACTTCACTCCTTCAGGTGCATCAAACTCTCTAACCGCCCATACAAAATATTCTTTCGTTACCATGTTCTTAATGGTAATCGAAAGCATCTCTTCTGCTGCTGCTTCTACATCAGGGAATCCATTTTCACATTGAACCTCGATGTCCAATGCATAGATTTTCATCTGACTGATATCATATTCAATCTCATCAGGAAATTCACGTCTCATATACTGATATACAAAACGTTCATACCCATGAACTTCAAATCCTTCTACACCATCATACGTTTTAATAAATTCTCTTGCTTCTCTCGAAGAAGAAAAATCAATAGAAGATACAGATCTACCATCAAGTGTTATAAATTTATCTTTCTTATTAGAAAGAACATAAAGAGTGGGACCAAATTGTGTACGAAACTGTACTGGTTCCCCATCTTCATATCCTCGATAGAGGATAGTATCTCCTGCTAGTTGAATGTTCGTATAGAACTTACTCATTTAGAAGCAGCTTCATATAGCTGTACCAAGTTTGGACTTGGATCCAGTATACTCATAACGACATCAGATGTCAAGAACATGTCACGTTGAGCAGTAAATGCTGGAAATGGTACTATCTCTGTATCAGAAATAACCTCAAAGCATCCTTCAATTAACAGACTTGGCTCCTCGTCCAGCTCCGTCACCTTCCCCAACAGGTACTCCTTCCTTTGTTTCAACAGAATTACTTTGATCTGTTGTTGCATCATTTCCTCTTCCACCTTTTACAGCCTCCACTAGTTGATTGTATTTTTCAATGACTTCATTGAATGTTTCATATGCAGTAACAACCTCATCCATCTTTAATAACATCTGTCTCTTTGAAGACAAAGGTGCCCAAGGTGTAAAATTAATTTCAGGTGCAGTCATTTTTGAAATGCCACCCTCAATAATAAGATTTGGATCACTAGTGTCTACAACATAGACAATGTAAGGATTGTTAAGTTGAAATGCTACTGCTTTTTCAGGTTCCTCTTTAGTAGTAACCTCATAAAGATCGCAGATAACATCGTCACCGCTTCTTGTTCTTACGATTCTTACGCTCATAATCTCTCCGTTGTATTTCGTTAATAGATTCTTTTATAATGTCCTTTAGAATTCTAGATTCAGGAACATTTTTTTGGTCTGCAATAGGACGGACGTAACGCAGTAGTTCTTCAGTATAACCTGAAGGTACGTCAAGTGTCAAGAGGTCAGATTCCCCATCATGATTATTAGGTTTTAAATTCAAGTATACATTCATTATATCCTCCAATGAAAAAGAGACCCATCGGGTCTCTTCTGTTGTGTATTATATATGTCATTAGCAATTGGAGTTTAAATCCTCTGCCATTTGTCCACCAATATCAGATCCAGCATCCATACCGATCATCGTAGCAGCACCAGCAAGTACCCAACCAACAAAAGGAATAGAGGCAATACCAGTATTAGCAACAGAAGCACCGACGCTTGCACCGACCATTTTACCTGTTCCTTCTCCTGCTCCGATTGCTTTGATACATGCTTCTGATTTGTTTGGATCAAGTGGGGATCCTTTTGGTTTATCTTCCAAATGTTTAGACCCATCCATCGTGTATTCCTCAAATCCTTGGTACGTGTTGTTACCCAGTCCCAGAAAGCCTGCTTTCTTTTTAATGTCCCGTTCCACACGCATCACTTTTGGATCATTAGCACGATAATGTATTCTATAACCTTCCTTGCTTGCCTCTACTCTGTATGCAGTGTAAGGACCAACAGGAACATTGACAACAGGAAACTTCTGTTGCCTAGAGATCATTCCAATCATTCCTATGTGCGATAAACCTAGAAGTGTTCCTAGGCTTATCGATATCCATTTAGTATTCATGACATTATTATATCATATTATATATCAT